GGAGAAGTGGTCAAGAGCGGCATCAGCACCGATGCCTACGGATATTGTACCGTGTCTTTTGGAATTTCTGCGGGCAGATTCCTTGCAGGACAGCGCACGGTTCGTATATCCGATAGTGCGGTAACCGCCAACTCCACCATTGCTGCTGAAGCCACCTACTACTGCACAGGTCTGATTGATCAGCGTGTTGCGGGATCGTATTCCACTCGTCCACCGGAACTGCGCCGTCAGACTCCCGCCAGCGAGTCCGTGGCTAAGGATCCGTTCAACCGCGACATTGATTCGGTGGAAAACACCCACTGGAGCGATCCGCTTTCACAGACCTTCTTCGTGGACAAGAAGACTAATTCTGATGGAATATTTGTGAACAGCGTGAATTTGTACTTCTCGGGCAAGGATTCGGCTCTGCCTGTCACGGTACAGATCCGTCCCACGGTTTCTGGATATCCTTCTCCGTCTGTGGTGCTGCCGTTCAGCACCGTGACCAAACTGCCTGCTGCGGTAAACGCAAACGCAACGGCTCCCACGGCAACCGGCTTTACATTCAGCAGCCCTGTGTATCTTGAGCCAGGCGAATACTCGCTGTGCGTGCTTGCAAACAGCGATGACTACGAGTTGTTTGCTGCTGACGCATCAGTAAACTCCACACAGACCTCTGGCTCGGATGCGGGTCGTGCAGGTAATAACCAATTGGTGGGAACACTTTTCACCACTCAAGGTATTGGTCCTGCTGTTGCCAATACAGGCGTTGACCTAATGTTCACGCTGAATCGTTGCCAATTCAGCAGTGCAACGGGAACAGCGGTGTATTCTGCTGTACCGGGTGTCACTGATTCGCAGGTGTTCAAAGTGTACGCACCTGAACTTGTTCCGTCTAGTTGCACGGTGTCCCGTACAATGAATAGCACGGGGTTCAAAAACAACGAGTCTGTATATTTGAATACTCTGTACACCACTGCGCCAGTACTCACATACTCGCTCACGCGAGGCGCAGACACCACGGTTTCCCCTGTGGTGGACACCGCGGCTCTATACGGAACGGGTGTGAAGATGTTCGCTGTCCCCGTCACACCCGTGTCTCGCTATGTTTCGCGGGTGGTTGAACTGGCAGATTCGTCTGCGTCCAACGGATTGGCTGTGTTCCTTGACGCAAATATCCCGTCTTCTTCAACCGTAACAGTGTGGTATCGCGCATCTCTGAACGGAGAAGGTGAAGTATTCAGTAAGGGGTGGACCCCACTCACCCGCAGCAACCCCACATTCACCAGCACATCGGAAATAGATTTCCGTGAAGCAGTATTCCGTGGTACTTTGCCAAGCGGACAATTTTTCAAGTCGTATCAGATCCGCGTGGACTTGACTCCACCCGCTGCAAACTCCACCTACTATCAGACTCCTGCTGTGCGTACCATCCGCACAGTGAGTTTCATACAGTAAGCCATGAGTGACAAACGGTATTTACGAGACAGAAGAACTGGCGCAGTGGTGCTGGCTGATGCGGAAGCAATTGAGGCTTTTCGTCAAAAAAAGACCGTGGCTGAAGACATTGAGTCACTGAAAGCGGAGATAAATAACTTGAAGCAGCAGGTTGCACACCTCCAAGAATCACTGAAAACCCTACAGGCGAGCGAATAACACATGGCAGCAAGCACAGGACCAGCAGAAAATAATACAATCCCCGTACAGACTGTTCAGTTGGGGGATAATTTCAATCTGTGGTTGGATGTCACCAATACCGCAATAAACAAGATCAACAAACTCAAGGTTTACGATTTTGTGGATTCCACCTCCATTTCGGGTACGCTGGCTGCTGGTGGAACTCTGTCGGTTTCGCTTTCTGACAATGTGAACAAGGGCTTGACATTTCAACAGCCTGTGTTGTTCAGCAGTGGTGTGACATTCAATGGTAATGTTACATTCAACTCTGGAATGGTTACGCTGAACGCAAACATTGTAACGATTGACGACTACAACATTGTGCTTGGTGATACTGCTGAGGCTAGTGACGGCAAAATCAATACTGCCGGTGGTGGTGGCATTCTGCTCAATCGCGGAAGCGGTGGTACAGCAGAGTGGCTGTGGCAGACCACACAGGTTCACGGTATCACCGGTGTGTGGCGTGCCAACACCCACATCGGCTTCAGCGGAGCCACAAGCGGTATCTACCCACACAACGGCGGGTCACTGCGTGTTCACGGCAGCGGAGTGCAGATTGACGGCGGCTCCACTTCCGATCACGGAGTGCTGATCAATCTCACAAGTACTGGTCTTGCAGGCACAACCAGTGGTCGTACCATTGAGTTCACCCGATACGCTCCAACCGGTTCCACTGCGTTCATTCAGGTGCTGAACGGCTCCACTTACGGATCGCAGCCCTTTGTGAACATTCCTTCGGGTGCAAACCGAAAGGTGGTCACTCAGTCTAATCACTTATTTGTGTTTGGACAGCCCTTATATTTGAATGGATCTGTATATACTATAGCCAAAGGCGATTCGGCTAACACAGCCGAAGTTGTTGGTTTGGTGTCTCGCGTGATTGACACCAACAACTTTGAAATCACCTTCTTGGGTGAAATTTTTGGTAACTTCTCGTCTATCACCGAAGGCGGTGCTGCTCTTACGCCTGGTTCGGTGTACTATCTTAGCCCGTACTCCGCAGGACGCATCACGCCCACACAGCCGCAAGCAGCAGCACAGGTACACAAAGCGGTACTCATTGCCACAAGTGCAACTTCTGGTATCGTGTATCCGTTCACGGGTGGTGTGCTGAGTTCGCCAGTGAACATAGCCACCGCTAATTCAGTGGGAACCATTTTCACACAATTGAATCAGTTCAAGATTGGTGATTTCGTGCGGTGGGATGGGGCATCCCGAGGTGTCACATATATTGGCACAGATGGTCTTACATACGCATATGTGTACTCTAACGGTGCATATGTGAAAGCCCAAGCCAACAGCGCAGAAGAAGCCGAACTTGCAGGCATGGTGATTTCCACCACTGATGCTGCTGCCATTGGCACATCAGGCGTGAACAGTTCATTCACTCTGCTCATGGACGGATTCTTTTCTGGACTCTCTCTGCCAGCATCATACGGAACTCCACAAAACGGAACCGTGTATTTCCTTGCCAAAGACTGCGTGGGATCCACCCCATATTCGTGTTTGGAAAGTAGCACTCCGTCTATTGCCGTAAACTATCCCACCCAAGCGGGAACAGTTCGCAAGCCCCTGCTGATGTCTACAAGCAGCAGTGCTGGCAACTGGAGTGGATACTTGTTCTCGTATCGTGGTGATGTGACCGATGTGCAAGGCTTGTCGGCTGGTGCCCGATTGGAAGACCTGCTTGTACAGAATCTTGGATCGTGTGGAAGTGCCGCAGACTTGAAATTTGGTGTTAATATTGGAACCAATATTGCAGGTGGGCAGCAAGTCATGCGCTTGCCGTTCCGCCGTCCCGGATCGGTGGACATTGGGTATTCGAGTAATGGACTTAATGGTGCGTCACTGGATGTCAAGGGCGTGATTCGCGGTGGACGCGCCACGGCTACACAAGGTGGTGATATTTTGGTTGGGCGTGCTAGTAGCGATAGCACAGACAGCACATACCCTACAACACTGAATGTTTTCGGTTCTCAATTCAGCAGCGCAAATACTGTGTTGTCATACGGAATGCGTCCGCGCTCGGGTGTGGCAGGTTACGAAAGCACTTGGGCTGAAAGCAGTCCACCCCGTGCTGCACTGGAAGTCGGATATACTGGTTCTTCGTATCCTGGTCTTGCACTGTACACCGTTGCAGCAAACAACAACGCGGTGGGAACTGCGTACACTCCCACCGAACTCCTCACGGTGAACACCAACAGCATGGTGTACAACGGCGGAAATCTAGGAATTGGGACAGTTAGTCCAACAGCAAAACTGCATATTTTCAACGCATTGGACGAATCCATTCGTATGGAAGGATCGTCATCTGTAAACTCTCCGTATATGAGTTTGTATCGTGGTGGGGTGCGAAAGGGGTATATTCAGCACTCTGGCACGGATTTGATATTACGCACAGAAGATGCATCAGGTGCTGTCAAATTACTGAATTCTACTAGTGAGGTTCTGCGTGCAGATTCTACTGGAGTTGTTACTATTCCATCAACTACCTCTTCAACCTCTACGGGAACGGGTGCGCTCACGGTTGGTGGTGGATTGGGTGTTGCGGGTGCGCTGAATGTGGGTGGGGGAATTACTGCGGCTACACTAGATGTGAGTGGTGGTATCAAATTGACCAGTGGTGGATTTAATACAAGCACTTTTGTTAATATAACCGACACAGCATCATCCACTTCTACGGGAACGGGTGCGCTCATAGTGGCGGGCGGTGTGGGTGTGGCTAAAACTATTGTTGCGGCAGGAATCACTTCTACTGCTGGATTGTCTGTGACAGGAACGGTTTCTCTTCCAAGCAATTCAGTTTCTCTTGCATCTGTCGCACAAATCGCTACTGCAACTATTCTCGGAAATTCCACTGGATCCTCCGGAAATGTTACTGCATTGAGCGCAGCCACAGTGAAGACGCTGCTCGGTCTTGGAAATTATGCAAGTTTGCTAAATACGGAAGTTGGAGGTATTGCTATAGTTGCATACACGGTCACCAATGCATCGACAATTACAATCAACTACCAATACCCGGCATCTACATTTGCAGTGAAGACTGGAGCCGGTGATAATAAACTTGGTTCAGTCGCAGGAACATGGAATGGCGTGTACATCGTGAATGAATCAAGTAGCGGTGCATTGGTTGCTGCCACTACTCATGCAGCAAGTTCCGCTGCATTCACGCACACCGCTAGCCCAAGCACTTACAGAGGAATTGCAATCGCATTCAGAACTGCCTAATGCCGTACACACAAGTCATAATTCTATCTCACTAAAGAGACACACACATGGGATCATCACTCTATCTTTCAGGTGGCGTACAGAACACCTCCAAACTGGTCAAGACCTTTGCCACAGCAAACTCGTTTGCCGTGGGTGATGTGGTGCGTTACGATGTTGCGTCCACTTCTTTTGTGAAAGCCCAAGCAGACAGCGCAACCAATTCGGAAGTGGTGGGTGTGGTGTCGGAAGCCAGTGCAAACTCATTCTCTGTGGTGTATTCAGGTGAGATTGACCTTACATCGGTGTCCACTCTGAGCGGCTTCAGCGGTCCTGTGCTGTTCTTGACTAGTTCTGTTGCAGGAGGACTCACTGCCAATCCACCTAGTGCCATTGGTTCGGTTGTAAAACCACTGGTTGTGCGTAATGCTGCCACCAATCAGTATGTGGTCACGAATTTCCTTGGCACACAGATTGGTGGATCATCCACTGTTGCGATTGACGAGATTCAGCCTGTGGGCACAATCATGCCCTTTGCTGGCTCTGCCATTCCTGATTCGTGGTTGGAGTGCAACGGCAACTCGTATGCGGTTGGCACATATCCCAATCTGTACGCCAAACTGCAAAACAGTAGTGGTGATCGTGTGCCTGCATACGGATATGTTGTAGAAATTGGAGTGAACACCACCACATACGCCACTTGGTTCTCATCAGTTGCCGTTGGAGACACCATTCTATACGATCCCACGGCGAGTCTTATATCAACAGGGACAGCAACCACTTATGCTCTGATTGGACGGGTGCTTGCAAAAGGCACTGCATCCGTAACGGTTCAGATTTTTGCAAAATATGTGCAGGACACAGGAGTAAAAAACTCTAGGTTTGAATATCCGAATGTGATTCCGTCCACGGTGGGTTGGGTTGCAGCATTCCTTCCTGTTACTAATAGCACCATTTACGATAATCTGAACAATACACAACGAAGATCAAACGGTCCACAGCCTGTTGCTGCTGTCAGCACGGTGGCTGTTACCCATTTCAACACCCCCGATTTGCGTGGGCGATTTGCTATTGGAACAAACACCACCAATCGTGATGAACTGGAATCAGATGGAAACAACTACTCTGCCATAGCAGGGCTGTATCCGCTTGGTTCACAGGGTGGTCAAGAAGTCACTCCTGCTGGTACTGGTGTTGCACAAGGCACTTATGCTTATGTGACTCCTGGTACAAACGGATTGGTTGCCAATATGCCGCCCTACACCGTGGTGCGGTACATCATCAAGGCTACGCCGTACACACGCGCTGCGCTTATTGACGGGCTTGACCTGCCGTACTCAAACCTGCTTGTGGGCGATCTGCGTGACGGCGCACTGCGTCCGGGTGGCAGCGGCGAAGACTTGGTGTTCAAGACAAACAACGGAGTGGGCGGCACCGAGCGGATGCGGTTGAGTAATGCAGGACGATTGGGTATTGGAACCACCACTCCCCTCGCTATAGTAGATGTGACTACATCTAGTAATACATGGGCATTTACTTACGGCACTTCGTCTGCCCACAGTTATATTGGAACAGATACATCCAACAACAGCGTTCTGAATGCGTGGAGCGGTCATGTGCTTCAATGTGGCGGAACTGAAAAACTTTGTCTGTCTGCTGCGGGTGACTTGGGAATCGGTACTGCATCGCCTGGTTATACACTAGACCTCACCACAAACGGAACTGCTCGGCTTGGGTCTGTGGTGATCGCGGCTGCGTCTACTACCATCAATTCCACAAACACTATAATCGGTGGAAATCTAGGTATCAACACCACCAATCCATCAGCAAAACTGCAAATATCATCCGCCGCCGCAGCGCGCTCGTATTCAACCTCTGTATTGAACATTTCTTCAATCCACCTTGACGGAAGTTTAGCAAATACAACCAATTCAGCACTAACCTTTTCTTCGGGTGGTGGAGGTGGTGCGGCACTCAATTTCCGGCGTGATGGTGCTTACGGAACATTTATTGATTTTTATACCAATAGCGCAAGCACAGTAAATGCCGCAACAAACAGAATGACTATTGATAGGGATGGTAAGGTTGGTATTGGAGATCCTGCTCCCACCTATACGCTTGATGTGAGTGGCGGCGGCACCGATATGTTGCGTTTGAAATCAACACAAACAAATTCGTTGATTCGCTTCCAAGACACAGGAACCGCAGTTACCCCTCAAATTGGTTCTGCCGGAAACGATCTGCTGCTACGCACAAACGGCACGGATCGTGTGCGTATCACACAGGCGGGTGTGGGTGTTTCTACTGTTTGGATTCCCACTGTTTTTAATTTTAATTGGAGCAGAAAGGCTGGTACTTCAAATAGTACTACTCAAGGATACGAACCCATCAGTAATCCAGTCACGATGCCAGGAAATGCAACTGAAACATATACCATTATTGTAATATTCCCCTCATACAATTACGATCCTGGTGACGGCGTGTTTGCAAGAACATACACTGGTATTCCAGGTGGTGCTGTTCTGAAATTTGCAAATGATGAAGCAGCCTTACAGTTCGTAAATGAAATTCCACAGGCAGGTCTATTCAATGGTACTGGAGGATGGCGTGGTACCGGACATATACAGGCGTACAGAACCGCCTGATAAACGCTAAATAGGTAGTAAAAGCACACCACAGGAATCACCATGCCATACTCATCACTGCCATCTATAACCAACAATCCGCTTCTTGATTTAAAGATCATTGCGCCGGGCGCGAGCCTTACCATCTATGTGGCTCCCAACGGCAGCGATTCCAACACTGGACTGGCTGCCAATGTGCCTGTGTTTTCGCTGAATAAGGCGTGGAGCCTTGCACAGAACTACAACATCACCGGCAATGGGCAACTGTACATCACCTTTGCGGGTGGAACCTATGCGTACTCGGATGCTGAAATTCCCGACAACCTGTACCACCCACAAGGCGGCAACATTATTATTCAAGGCGATCCCGCAGCGGTAAAGCAGCGGTATTTGCACCGTGTGCAGAACTACTCATGGGACATTTCTCGTATTTCGTATCACGGGCACACCGGCACAGTTAATCTCACTAATTGCATTGCAGGGCACACCCACGGATATGTTGCCGCTGACACCAACGGATGGGTGGCTATCAGCAATCCGTCATTGAGTTCGTCCGGCAATCCAAATGCCACATATAGTGATCCCACAACTGGTGTGTTTTACAATGGATTGGATCGGCGTTCCACTCGCAGTGGTATTTACGGTGATATGTTCTTTAATCACGGATACTCCTATGAACACGCCAATGGAATTTACGGGCTTGCACAGATTGCAGACGCAACCACATCAACCACTGATTTGCGGCTCATCTTCAAGAATACCAACACCGATCCACGAATTCCTGCGTTCTCCCCACACACCAAAGGTGCTGTCAGCAATGGCATTGGAAACACCATTCCGTGGCACGGCGTAGCCAGCAACTATCCCGAAAATCAGTACAGCAAGCCCAACGGATATTACGGACAACAAGGCACGGTTAGTACCTACCCAACCAGGACTGCGGGTGACTCTCAAATCACCGATCAGCCGCACTTGGTGACAAGTTTTCCTGTGGTCATACAGAGAACTGCTACAAGTACGAAACCACTGTTCAATATCTCTGGTGGAACGATTAAAGCCATTCGCAATTTCATGCTTGTAGCAAATGATTTTACTGTGCCTAATGCTAACGCAAACAAAACCAAAGCACTGAATGCACTGTATCCCACGGAAGAATTTTCTCCGCAAGTAAATGCGTCTTTTTGGGGTACTGCATTGCTTCGCGCTGAAAACGCCACCGTGGGCATTCGTCACTTGGGTGTGTATCACGCAGAGTTTGCAATATGTGCAGTTAATTCCACAATTACCACTTACGCAAATATTTCTAGTGAAAACTCATACACCACATTCACTGGAGTACATACTTCTGGTGCGTACAGCATTTTCGCCAAACTAGGTGATCCTGATAATACTCCAGTACTCACAGCAGTTAATGTGGAAACTGGAATATATGCACGCTCGTCAACAGTACAGATTGGATACGAGGTTGACCGTTTGCTTCCGTTTTCAGCGTTCTATCACACAGAACAAGGCTGCTTCATACAGTACGGAAGACAAGCAATTGTGGCAACCGACAATTCTAATATCACAGTACGCAGTGCAGTGATAAATTCGAACCGTGCCCTGCCCCGTTTTCAGTTTGTGTTGCGGATTCCTGTGTTTGCGGGTTCTTCTGCATCAAGCGGAAACACTTACTCGTTCATGTATCCACCGTCTTGGGGTGGAATCGAAAACACAACAAACTCCAATCAAGCATTCCAAAACGGCTACACAGCAGCCGCAGTGTTCATGCGAACAGGTGCTGCCACTGGATACACACTTGGATACATAACCAACATTGCAGGCGGTGGAACTGCGGCTTATAGTTCAGGGCAGTACACATCCACGCACTCGGTAGCCGGAACTCCAGTTCCCGCTTACTATCAGAATCTGAATGTGTACGGATACCGTGTTGGTGATATTAATGGATTGAGTTTTTCGCTGCAAGACGATTTCAACAGTATTAGCACGGGCACCGGATACACACTTGAATTCATCGCGTTCAGCGACAATGAAACCACTCTATCTGGCGGAAAGTTTGAAATTGGAAAGACCGCATTCAAGACCACTGCCGCAGGTGGGCAATCAATTACTGGCGTAACCACAGCAGGAACAGGACTGCCGTATCCCATAGCCGGTTATCGTAGTTACCGTTGGCACACGGGAACGGACAGTTTTGATACATCAGTGGGCGTGTATCGCAACTCTACTTTGAGTGTTCGCAAAAATTTGATTTTTACTGCTGCCGACAATCGTGCAGTGTACTTGGCAGACAGTTCCAAACTGCTTGCGTCTTTGGGGCACAATGAGAAATTAAATGGTGGTGATATACAAAATTCTGAATTCGATGAAATGGGCGCACTTCTTATCAATGGCGCAGCAAATCACGCAGTTATGGTTCGAAACGGTTCATACGCTGGTTTGGGATCGGTGTACGCCAAGGCGTTCAAGCCTTGTGTAGACACAGTAGTAGGAACTATTCAGCAAACCTGTGTTGCTGCTGATGTAAATTCTGTGGTTGAATTCCCCAGTGTAAGCACAGGAGCAAATAATTTCCACGCAGCGGTTGTTTGTGTGTTTGAGCCGTATGGAACTCCCGCGTGGACTACTATTCAGAGTGGGCTTGGTGTTGGTACGGTTGAGCCTGCGATAGTTCTACTTGCATCTAAAGCATCCAGTGTATTCGTCCAACCCGAAACAGTTAATATCGTGTCTGCATTTGATGGTTTTGGAACAGCGGAACAGACCCGTCCGGCAGTCACAGCCACCAATGGTATTAGTCCAAATTTGTCTTTCTATTCTATTAATTCGGGATCACGACTTGGAATAATTCCAGCAGGAATCACCACGGACAGCAGTATTGCAGCCACTCAACTTGCCCATATATTCAGTGCTGGCGGCACACCAACACAAAACATTATGTCTCGCGCACCCGGATTCAAATACAATTTGCCAACTACTAGTCAGTACTACCGTTGGTGGCAGAATACCGGATCACAACCAACCGTGGGTGGTGGAAGAACTGCTGGTATTTGGTCTACATCAGGAGAAGCAGTTCGTAAAGTTGGATGGATTATGCCTGCGGTGTTTGATTGGAAATCAGATTCTCCCCTTGCGTCATGTGGAGCGGGAAATGCCGCCGGTACTATTGGATTGACCTACGCAGGCAGTGTTACAACCGGTTCTAGTGTTACCACAGCAAACGGCGCATCAGATCCAAGTGGAGCGGTGGCAAACGGGAAGAAGAGTTCTATTTTCTACAACACAAATAGTTAATCTGACTTGCGGAAACAAACATGGCAAAAAATCTGATCCTAGTAAATAAAACAACCGGCGAAGTAACTCAAACAATTGTTGGGTTTAATGATCGCACTTACGAACCTGCTGTGTATTCACAGTATGTTCCGTATGTGCTAGACTCGTCTATTCCGGTGGTTTCTGTTTCAGAAGTTTTTAAATATGGTGCTGGTGGTGCGGGAGACACCTATTTTGCGTCCATAACACTTCCACCCACCACAGAACAAAAACTAACAGGGCTGATGTTTGGTCAGTTCAATCGTGGAGAACTCCTGTTTCAGTCCACCCTGCACCCAACGGTGGTGAACAATCTTGTACTGAGCGGGGCTACGGCTACGGCATACAACCCCACCGTTGTCACCAACATAGGCGTGACAAGCGGAACCATCGTGGGACAGAAGTGCGCGCAGTTCAAGGGATCGTACTTGGACACCGACACACAGGCTGCGTGTCTTCGCATTCCTGACTACACCTATCCTGGCTCTTCGCTGCCGTACTTCATGGCATCGGGATTCCTGTACTTTTCGTCCACTCCGTCAGGCGCATACGATCCCATCGTGCTTGCCAAGACCACCAGCGGAACCGCAGGTACGGTAAACGACTCTTTCCAATTGGAGTACGACAACAGCGCAACACGAATGCTGCTCATGGTGTCGTCCAACTCGTATTCTTCAGCCGGATTTGAGTACACGGTGAATGCGTCCCCCGCAGGTGTATCACTGAATCAGTGGCACCACTTTGCGTTTGCGTACAGCAACCAAGGCAACTCTGCGTGTGTTTCCACATATTGGAACGGCACTCGCATTGCAAAACAAACAGGACTTTCAGGCAACATCCGATTCAACGCTGCACCGTTCTCCATTGGTGGTGGTCCGCACGGCAACAAGCCGCTCAAGGGGTACTTGGACGATATTGTTGTGAGCGGCGGCACTTCATCCACGGCTCTTCGCGGTATTGCACACGGAACCACTTGCACAGTTCCAACTACTAGTCAGTCATCGGGTGCGTACACCATTTGGCACACCACCTTACACGGACCAGAGGGAGAATCCATATTCCCTGTGAGCGGACCGTCCAAGGTGATTTCTACTCATATGTACACCAATACTGATCCCGATGTTAAGACGAGCAACCTGTATGTGGGCACAATTGATGCCATGCAGGATTCTGTACACGGGCTTCCGCTGTTCTCGGGAATTTCCACGGGGCATATTGCGTATGTTGCAGGTGGGTCTGCTGGATATGTGTTTGGATACGACAGCGGCGCGTGCTTGATTCCCACATCGGTGGTGCAGTTGAAGAACTTGGCTGAAGTAAAGACTGTAAAGTCTTCTCTTGCGGACAACACTCAACTGTATCTGATTGGTTCCGCTGCCATGCGTGGAGCCACGGGTGCGTCTGGAGACTTCCCTAAACTGTACTCAACTGGAGTGTCTGGTGGAGCATTCTCTAGTGGACCTTTTTCCTTCCTGCCAACAAAACAAAATATTGAGGATTTGAGAACGCTATACGATGGAGTTGTTTTGTCGGGAGCCTCCGGAGCAATGTACACCATATTTTCCGCGGACGGTATTTCATACCAATTCAGTAAATCTGCGGTGATTGCGCTGTATTCCGATGTTGCCGGTTACTACACATATTCGTATCAAGATACAGCATCGGTGAAATCAGCGGTGAGTGGATCCAGTAACTTTGCGAGTTTGCGGCAGATTGAAGGATTGAGTCGTGATTCTTTTGTGCAAAAACTGTCTGCACAGGTCACCCCAAACTCGCCATCTTTCACAATTTCTGCGGTGTCCAAGACCACCAAGGTGTACACTGCTCCTGAAGTTAAATACACTATTGACGAAAAGGCTATTGTTCCTATTGACGGGTTTTCTCCTGGTCGTTGATTCATATGAAACTCATACATTATGGAATAGACGGAACGGTGCAGATCAACGATACCCAATATCGGTTTTCCGACTTTTTGAAATTAGAGCCTCGGTATTCGGCTCCACACGGATTTCACACGCGAGTGTACGAACGAGGAGTTCGGCACTACATTACAGACGGGCACAATCTACTGTATCTACCGTCCACCGATGCTGAATGCGACCGCATCTGCAACCGTGAGGGTGAATTGGCTAGATTGTTGCAGAGGCTACAGCAGGAAAACCACTAGCCGCGTAGTCTTCTAAATAGGGGTAAAGGAGACACGATGGCGAAGCCAACCACCCGACAAGAATTCAAAGACTACTGCCTCCGCGCTCTAGGTGCGCCAGTAATCGAAATCAATGTGGACGATTCCCAAGTGGAAGATCGTCTTGATCAGGCTATACAGTATTTTAATGACTGGAACTCGTTGGGTATGCAGCGGCAGTACTGGAAGTATCAGATAACTGCACAAGATGTCGCCAACAAGTATATCAACACGGACAATCTTGATCCCAACGGACCAAAAATTGCTAATATCACGAGGGTGTTTCAGGTTGGCTTCAACTTACAGGTCAACAACATTTTCAATGTTCGATATCAGATGGCACTCACGGATTTCTACGGACTCCGCACAGGCAACATGAACATGAACTACTATGTGTCCACCATGCAGTACATTGAGATGTTGCAGCAACTGCTTGATCCTGAAAAGCAGATTCGCTTCAACAAGTACAACAATAAACTGAATATTGACATGAACTGGAGTGATTTTGACACTAACCAATACATTTTGATTGAAGGATACGCAATCATTGATCCCGCGGAATACAGCGAAGCGTGGAACGATCCCATGCTGAAGAAATACGCCACGGCTCTCATCAAACAGCAGTGGGGTGCCAACTTGTCTAAGTACGAGGGCATTCCGCTGCCAGGAAACATTACATTCAACGGTGCGCGTCTTTACGAGGAAGCCACTACAGCAATACAGGCTATTGAAGAAGAAGTACTGCTCAAGTATCAGGAACCACCTGACTTCATTACAGGATAACCATGACAGTTAATCCGTATTTTCGCAGGAACAAGAAGGGGGAACAAAGCCTCCTTGAATCACTCACCACCGAGGTCATCAAAATCCACGGGCATGAGATGATATACATTCCGCGTGAAAAAGTCACGGAAGACCTTATTCTTGGTGAAGAAGTTTCGGAATTCCTTGATGCCAATCGTATTGAGATGTACTTGGAGAACGCCGAAGGGTTTGAGGGCGACTCTGAAATGTCGCGCTTCGGGCTTGATGTGAAAGACTCTGCGGTGTTTATTGTGTCCCGAAAGCGGTTCATGGATGTCATGGGACACCACCCCGACATACAGCGGCTCGGTCGTCCCCGTGAAGGCGATGTAATATTCTTTGACTACCCGTACTCCATGATGGAAATCAAGTTTGTCAAGCACGACAACCCGTTCTATCCGGCGGGTGATCGGTACTCGTTTAAACTGTCGTGTGAAGCCTTCAAGTTCTCCAACGAGAAGATTGACACCGGCGAAAGCGAACTGGATGCGGTGATGAATATCAAGTCTTCTTACGCTCTTGGATTCACACTCGGAGCATGGGTTGGCGATCTGTATCCCGGCGAAGAAGTGTACACAGGCACATCAGGCGACAAACACGCCTACGGTCGGGTGGAGTACCGTCCGTATCCCCATCCCACCGTGGGCAGTTACTATATTCGCGTCAACACGCAAGAAGGCGTATTTGAGGTGGGAGACATCATCAGGGGCAACGACAGCGGATACACATATGCCATCTCGGGCATCTACACCACTGATGTTCGCGTGGCACACCAAGATCAGCAGGACAACGAGGAATTGGATCTTGAATCCAAGCGTGATGACATCTTTGATTTCACTGAAGTTGATCCGTTTAGTGAGGGCAACTACTAATGTTTACCCCATTCTATAACGGTTCCATTCGCCGCATGGTGGTAGCCTTCGGTTCGCTGTTCAATCAAATCTACATTGACAAGGCTGAAAGCGGTGGCACAAAGACGCTGCTGGTGCCCATCTCGTATGCTCCCAAGGAGAAGTACAAGGTGCGGCTTGCGGGCGATCCGTATTTTTCAAACCCGAATCAGATCACACTGCCACGCATGGCGTTTGAGATTGCGGGATACAACTACGATGCCACTCGCAAGCGCAACAGTGCTACTCGTCATTTTGTGCGTCCCACTACGAGCAGTCCTGTTGGGGTGAATTACACCTACGCAGAAGTGCCGTACAACATTGATTTTGCGCTGTATGTGTATGTGCGAAACATGGATGACGGGCTGCGTATCGTGGAGCAGATTCTACCGTACTTTGCTCCTGAATTCGTGATGACTGTGAACTTTGACGACATCAACAAGAAGGTGGACATTCCGCTGTACTTGAATTCGGTTTCGTCTGAAGAAGACTACGAAGGCGATTTTGAAACTCGCCGTTCCATCATCTTCACGCTGAACTTCACAATGAAGACTTACTTGTTTGGAGCCACGCGCAACTACAAGGAAATTCGCTCCATTAAAGCAGGGCTGTGGAATTTTGATGTGTTTGGGGACGGCTTCAGCGCAGGCAGCACAACCGATCACGGTAATTACGGTGATGTGATTACTGGAATTTCTGGAGCCTGTGGTGCAAATTCCAATGCCAACAATTACACTCCGTATGCCAAGGTGTATCAGCCACAGTCAGGTGGAGGCACCACATACGCAGCAGGAATGGCATCGGGTGGTATAACTGTGGATTGGAATATTTAAGGAGTAGACCATGAGTGGATTTGATGGTATTGAAAAGGCTCTGGGAACAGAGCCAGTGAAGTCTATTGTTCCGCCTCATGCAGTTCTTGCAAAGGTTGATCCTCTTCCTCTCACCGATGAGAAACTACAAAAGGATCTCAAGACCGATTACGAGGTGGTGCGCGAGAACCTGAAGGAACTTGTCAACATGGGCAAGAACGCTCTAGACGGCGTGATTCAGGTAGCCCAAGAAGGGGATCAGCCACGGGCTTACGAAGTTGTAGCACAGATGATCAAGACGCTTGCGGAAACCAACCGCGAACTCATGGATCTACACAATCGCGTAAAGACCATCCGCAAGGTGGATCAAAGCGTTACGAACAACAGCACCACCAATCAGTCCATCTATGTGGGTTCCACCAAAGAACTACAGGACATTATTAACTCTGCGCGTTCTTCCACCAAGGCGTTTGACAACCGCCCTGATGTGCGTGATGTGATTGAAGGTGACAAGACCAATGAGTAATAAATACCTGGGCAACTCCAACCTGAAGGCAGCGGGTGTAAATGTTAATTTCTCACCGGAGCAGATTGAAGAGTATGTGAAATGCTCGCAGGATCCGCTGTACTTCATCAAGAACTATGTGAAGATTGTGTCGCTCGACAAGGGCTTGGTGCCTTTCGAGCCGTATGACTTTCAAGAGGAAATGATTAAAATCATTCACGAAAACCGTTTCGTGATTGGCAAACTGCCGCGACAGACAGGCAAGTCCACCACAATCATCTCGTATTTGCTCCACTATGTGCTGTTTAATCAAAGCATGAGCGTGGCTATCTTGGCTAACAAACTGAACACAGCCCGTGAACTGCTGGGTCGCCTGAAACTAGCCTACGAGTACCTGCCCATGTGGTTGCAGCAGGGCGTGGTGGAGTGGAACAAGGGATCCATTGTGTTGGAGAACGGCTCTAAGATTCTTGCGTCAGCCACCTCTTCGTCTGCGGTGCGTGGCGGATCGTTCAACTACATCTTTCTTGACGAGTTTGCGTATGTGCCGCAGAATGTAGCCGAAGAGTTCTTCTCGTCCGTGTACCCTACCATCACCAGCGGTCAAAGCACCAAGGTCACAATTATCTCCACGCCCAAGGGCTTGAATATGTTCTACCGCTTCTGGGTGAACGCTAGCAAAAAGCCTGGCGAAGAAGGCAAGAACGAGTATGTACCTATTGAGGTGCATTGGAGCGATGTGCCTGGTCGTGATGAAGCGTGGAAAAAGCAAACCATCTCCAACACATCAGCGGAGCAGTTTCGCACCGAGTTTGAGTGTGAATTTCTTGGCTCCATGCACACCCTTGTGCATCCTGAAAAAATCAAATGCATGGTGTACCGCACACCTGAATATTACAATGCAGAGGGGTTGCGCGTGTATCAACGCCCTATGCCTGAACACAAATATGTCACAGTGGTGGACACAGCACGGGGACAGGGGCTTGACTATCACGCATTCACTGTAGTGGATGTCACGGCTATTCCGTATCGGGTGGTGGCTACTTTCCGCAACAACGAGTTGCCGCCCATGTTGTACCCCAATGCCATCTACCCTATTCTGCGGCAGTACAACAATGCGTACTGTTTGGTAGAGGTAAACGACATTGGCGGTCAGGTAGCGGATATTCTGCACGATGATTTGGAGTACGACAATGTGGTGTATGTGTCCACGCAGGGGCGTAAGGGGCAAGTGGTGAACGGTGGCTTCGGCGGCAAGGGCGGATCCATGAAAGGGGTGAAGACCTCTACGGCGGTGAAACGCATTGGCTGCTCCATTCTGAAGAATTTGATTGAAGACACCAAACTTATAGTGGAAGACTTTAATATAGTGGACGAGTTTTGCTCGTTTGTAGCCAAAGGCGATTCGTTTGAAGCGGAAGACAACCACCACGACGATCTGGTGATGACGCTCGTGCTGTTTGGTTGGCTCACCACCCAAGCCTATTTCAAGTCTATTACAGGCAGTGATATCCGCAAAGACTTGTACGAAGAGCAAATGAAAAATTTGGAAGAAGAGATGACCCCCTTTGGATTTGTGGATACAGGCATTTCTGAAAATACTTTTACAGATGCCAGTGGCACATCTTGGAAAGTGAATGGGGGCGAAAACCTAGATATGGGGTGGACTTTCTGACCCGTTTGTGAATCTTTCAAAATAATACATACAAACAGAAGCACAGTCGCAAAGCATTGACTTCTTCACGAAGGAGAAACACAAATGGCATTTAGAGTAAGCCCTGGCGTAAGCGTTAAAGAGATTGACCTGACCACCATTGTTCCTGCAATTGCCACCACTCCCGGCGGTTTTGCAGGCTATTTCCACTGGGGTCCAACCGATGAGGTTGTCACGGTTACATCCACAACCGAACTGGCTACCATCTTTGGCAAGCCGTACAACGACAACTTTGTTGACTTCTACACCCCCGCTAACTTCCTGTCATACGGCAACAATATGCAGGTTGTTCGTGTGGTGGGTGCTGCTTCATACAACGGAAATACAACTGCTACCGGTGGTTCGCAGAACATCACAATCAAGAACACCACAGACTTTGAGTCTAGCGGAACGGTAACCACTGCTGCTACTAATGGTGTGCTGTTTGCTGCCAAGTATCCTGGCGTACTTGGATCATCACTCAAGGTTGTTGTCACCAATGGTGCAGGAACCACTAGCGGAACTCTTGCAGGAGCAGCAGCACAGGGAGCCACATTCATCCGAATCATTACGGGCGGAAGCGGTGCCACTTTCCAAAAGTATTTCGCAGTTGGTGATGAAATCACCTTCTTCGATGGAACTTCTGTTACTGTATCAGGAGTCCGTAGGCTAACAAGCGGAAACACTGGATCACAAGTATATTCATCAGCAGTTGCTCCGCTATTCGGAGACTTCTTTGGAGTCACCAGTGGTTATAATGCTGCTGCTTCCGCAGTTCCTGACACCGCAGGACTGAGCGCACACCACATTTATGTGGACATCTCTACTCTTGTTCCTGTTTCTCAAACCGCAGGAACTGCTCTTACTATTAAGAGTGCATACGCCAAGTATATTGGATCAAATGCTGTTACTACTCCATATGCTGCTGATGCACTAGGATCAGGCGATCTGATCAATGTGCTTGTACTGGACAAGGACGGCGCATGGACAGGAACTGCAAACGGTCTTATTGAGAAGTTTGAAGGCTTGTCCCGCGCATTTGATGCCCGCAAGTCTGACGGCAGCAGCAATTACTATAAAACTGTCATCAACGAGCAGTCCAAGTACATTTGGGCACTGTCCAATGATATTGGGGGAAACGGGCAAACAGCAGCAAATTCCACCGCGTGGAAAAAACTTGGTGCTGCTATTGCAACTGAAACCACTGTTGGTGATGGAGTCAATTCCTTTGGTCTGAGTGGCGGAACTGATGTACTTCCAACTGATTCACTCCGTTGGGCTAACGGTTGGAGCAAGTTTGCTGATGCAGATCTTGTGGATGTGTCTCTCCTGCCAACAGGTAATGCTTCGGCAGCACTTGAGCAGTTGATCATCCAAAATGTCTGCGAAAAGCGTCTTGACTGCATGGCATTCGTGTCGTGTGCGTCAACCGATGTGGTAAACACCCTGCCGTACCAAGCCTTGGCTAACCTCAAGACTTTCCGCGATAGCACGCTCAACATCAACTCGTCCTACGCAGTTATGGATAGCGGTTGGAAGTATCAACTGGACACTTACAACAACCTGCTTCGTCTTGTTCCGCTGAACGCGGACATTGCGGGTCTGGTTGCTCGTACCGAGTTCACCAACGAAGCGTGGTTCTCACCAGCAGGCTTCAACCGTGGTCAAATCAACAGTGTGGTCAAGTTGGCGTACAACCCCACACAGGAAGCCCATCGTGACGAGTTGTACACCCGTCAGATTAATCCTGTGGTGTCCTTCCCAGGACAGGGAACCATTCTGTACGGCGACAAGACCATGCAGACCCGTCCGTCTGCGTTCGACCGCATCAATGTCCGCCGGTTGTTCATCATTCTTGAGAAGGCGATTGCCACCGCTTCGAAGTTCTTCCTGTTCGAGCAGAACGATGAGTTCACTCGCGTACAGTTCAAGAACCTCGTGGTTCCGTTCCTGAAGACCATTCAGGCACGCCGTGGTATCACCGACTTCAAGGTGGTGTGCGATGAAACCAACAACACAGGTGAAGTAATTGACCGCAACGAGTTCGTGGCTGATATTTTTATCAAGCCAACCCGTAGCGTAAACTTCATCTCCCTGAACTTTGTTGCAACAAAGACAGGCGTAAACTTCAGCGAAGTCGGCGGTTAAGGTCTAAATAAGACTAAGGAGTAATCCATGCCAGTAGATCCATCAAATAACATTCAGGGTTTCGTAAACGCCTTCGCTGGCGGTGGTGTTCGCACCAATCTGTTCAAGGTCACGGGAAACATTCCCGGATATTCGAACAACCGCGCCATCTCGTTCTTGTGCAAGGCAGCACAGATTCCTGCGTCCTCGCTTGGAACCATTGAGGTTCCGTATCGTGGTCGCCGCATCAAACTGCCAGGAGATCGTACATTCCAAGACTGGACCATCACGATCATCTCTGATGCCAACATGAGCCTGCGTTCGTATTTCGAGGCTTGGAGCATGACTTTTAATTCCCATGTCTCCAATGTGGCTCCAACAAACTTCATGCGTTTCATGCCTACATGGTCTGTAACGCAATTGAAGCGCGATGGCGAAGCACTCCGTACATACAACTTCATTGGGTGCTATCCAAGTGAAGTTGGTGCAATTGACCTTTCGTTTGAAAACAACGATCAGATTGCCGAATTCCCTGTCACCATTAACTTCTCGTGGTGGGAAGCCGCTCCAGGTGGAGCAGTTCCTGCTACGGGTACTGGACAGGAGAACATTCAGTCCACGGTGCAGAGAACCGGAATCAATATCGGTCCCGGTTTCTGACGCTTCTTTTGACAGGATTCTTTATTCATGGCTATTAATCTATTTGGATTCACTATCTCTAAAAAAGAGACTTCTGCGGAGGAAACTCCCAAGAAGTCTCTTTCCTTTGTCGCACCCGAGCAGGATGACGGCTCAGTACCAATAGAGGTTGGTGGATACTTTGGAACCGTGGTTGACTTTGACGGCACCATCAAGTCCGACATTGAACTCATTCGCAAGTACCGCGACATGGCACTCCACCCTGAAGTGGAATCTGCCATTTCGGATATTTGCAATGAAGCCATTGTGTACGATGAAACTTTTAAAACTGTAAAGATTGACACTGCCAATCTGAAACAGTCCAAGTCCATCAAGGACAAGGTGGAAGCAGAGTTTGATGAGATTCTTGGGCTGCTAGATTTCTCACGCCGCAGTTACGAGATTTTTCGTAAGTGGTATATTGACAGCCGCCTGTACTATCACATCATTATTGATGACAAGAACAAGAAGAAGGGTATTGTAGAACTGCGCCCCATTGATCCCACAAAGATCCGTAAGGTTCGCAAGATCAACAAGAAGCCTCTTGACAAGATGGCTCCTGCTAATGTCAAAGTGGTTACATCGGTTGAAGAGTTCTATGTGTTCAACGAGAGCGAGCCAAACTCCACTGCCCTGTCAATGGAAGGGTTGAAGATTCAGCCGGACTCCATTTGTTTTGTTCACAGTGGACTGTTTGATGCGTACCACAAAAAGATCATTGGCTATCTGCACAAGGCTATCAAGGCACTGAATCAACTCCGCATGATTGAAGACGCAGTGGTGATTTATCGCATCACCCGCGCTCCCGAGCGGCGCGTGTTCTATGTGGATGTAGGCAATCTGCCGAAGCAGAAGGCAGAAGAGTATGTGCGCGGACTCATGCAGCGGTATCGCAACAAACTCATGTACGATTCCAGCACGGGCGAAGTGCAGGACGCACGCAAGCACCTGTCCATGCTTGAGGACTTTTGGATGCCACGGTGCGAAGGCGGTCGTGGCACAGAGATTCAGACGCTTGAAGGCGGGCAGAATCTTTCGGAAATGGATGATGTCAAGTACTTCCAAAAGAAACTATTTCAGTCTCTCAATGTTCCAAGTTCGCGTCTTGAAGAAACCACGGGCTTCAACTTGGGCAAGGCTTCCGAGATTAGCCGCGATGAAGTAAAGTTCTTCAAGTTCATTGAACGCCTACGCATGAAGTTCTCTGAACTGTTCCTTGAACTGCTGCGTGTGCAGTTGGTTCTCAAGGGCATTATCCGTGAGGACGAGTGGGCAGAAATCGAAGATCGTATTGGATTCCAATTTGCCAAGGACTCGCACTTCTCTGAACTCAAAGAAAGTGAAATACTCAAGGATCGTCTACAGTCCGCTCGTGACGCGGAAGACTTTGTTGGCAAGTACTACTCCCGCGAATGGGTTCGTAGAAAAATATTGCGTCAAACTGAAGACGACATAGAGCAAATAGATAAACAAAT